TCTAAGAAAGCTTCGTTAAGTACATTAGTACCGATAAACTTACCGTCATCACTACCTTGACCTTTTGTATTGGCAGTAGCAATCACGTTGAAACCTTGAGCAGGTTTTACAAACTTGTTTATCTTTTTAACAAAGACGCCAGAACCTTCTAAGATCGGTTGTAAACACATAATCTTATTAGAAGCAAGGTCGATCTCATCTAAGAGAAGAACAGCGCCTCGTTCCATGGCTTCGATTACAGGACCATTCTGCCATACAGTTTGACCGTCTTTTAATCTATAACCACCTAATAGGTCGTCTTCATCAGTTTCAATTGTAATATTGACTCTGATTAATTCTTTTTTGTTTTCAGCACACGCTTGGGTTACACCCATAGTCTTACCGTTACCAGAAAGACCAGTAATGAAAACTGGATAAAACATACCAGACTTAACAATCGATTTAATATCTGGATAGTTACCGAAACTTACAAAAACAGGATCTTTTTTTGGAACAATATTTCCTGTTAGTGATGAAACAATGTAAGCAGCTTCGTGTTTGGTTTCTGACTCAGACGCCTTAGATAAAACTTTCTCGGCAACTGGTTCTGAAACTGTTGATTGAGTTGTAGAAGCTACAGAAGCAACGGCTTCGCCGTCTTCTTTAGGTAATTTGAAGATCATTTTGCCTTCGATCTTACCTATTTTGTAGTCATCATTTTTTATTAACCATTGAGGTGCATATTTAGCCCCAAAGTGAGCATTTGCTTCTTTTAACTGATTAGCGTTAAGTTCGTTAGAACCAAACATCTTAACAGCGTGAGAAACAAACTCTATTTGTTTAGTGTTTAACATAGTGTAATGTCCTTTCTTTTTCATTTATAATACCATCCTAAAGGAAAACGGCGCAAATGTCAAGCGTTTTATTTTCGTTACCAGGTAACGATTTCCGCCTATCATTATGCAACCTCCTCGATAAATTTGTTTAAAACCATTCTGGAAACAACACGATTCTTCATTGATTTACCAAAGATTCGTTTAAATTCAGAAGCAGTTCCTTTCTTAATCTCAACCTCAGAGATATCAAAATTTTCAATATCCATATCTTTACCATTGATTAAGAAATATTTGTTGTAACCACTTTGTGGTACCTCACAACATTTATGTTTTCTCATATCAGCTTTTAATTTTTCTGATTTAATTCTTCTCTCAGACCAATCGCCTTCTACGTAAGATTCTAAAAGATGTGGTCTCATTCTTTTAACAAGGAAGAAACCAATCACATTAACATTATAACTTTGTTTAAGATTTTCTAATAACTTAGCAGTAACATCATGGCCATAACCTCTGCCACAATCATACATTTTTTTCTTGTTAACTAAGATTAAATTCTTATCATATTCATTATTAGGTTCCATGTTTTCATTTGAATAGATATGTCTTTTTCTCATACCGTTTGAAGAACCATCTGTAATTGTAATAAAAGATAGCTTCTCAACTTTATATTTCTTTTGAAACATAGGTATTAAAGTATTCATAGTAACTAATGCTTCGTTTAAAGGTGTGTTACCTAAATGATAATCATAAGGCATACCGATATTATCGTAAGCAGGATTATTATATCTGTCATCATAAGTCATACTTCTTCTCCAACCTCTGTTATAGTTGTAATGATAATATTGACCCATAGAATAAAGATACATAAGAGCCTCATCTAATTCAGTTTTTTTCATTCTGTGAGAAGCAATGTTTACTAGATTATAGTTTTCTAATCCAAAGTCACCAGTTTTTGTATTAAATGATTGTCTTGGATTTTCTTGGTAAGAATTTCTACTACCAAAGAAATAACATTCAAAAGGTATATTTACTTTTTTACAAAATTCTACTAAGTTGATAATCTGATTAACTGACTTGTCAATACAATCTGACATTGAACCAGACCAATCTAATAACATCATCATACCGTGGTTTTTACCATCAGGTAACATAGTAACTCTTTTAAAGATATCATCTGAAAATCTGTAGTTTTTAAGTTTTATTGGATCTAAGATACCAGTTTTATCAGTTGTTGCTCTTTTATAAGCAGTAGCTGATTTTTTCATTTCAAATTCTTTTACTAGATAGTTAACAGTTTTTTTGTTATCTAATTTCCACTTTTTCCAATCTGATTTCAACCATTCTTTAAATTTAATATCAGTACTACTATTGTACTTAGCATAATATCCTCTCATATTTTTTAGATAGTCTTTGTAAGTATGTAGAGTATTTTGTAAATTTGATTCTGGAAAGTTAGAGTAAACAAAACCGTGACTATCATTTTTTACTAGTTCTTGTTGTGTCTTGTCCTGATATGTCTTATCAGTAATAGATACTAACTTACCGCCACCGGCACCGTCTGAAGCTTTAGTTGAATCTTTGTCATCAGCTTTTTCTTCTTCTTCTTCTTTGCCTTCTTTACCGTTATCTGAGTTTGTATCTTGCTCTTCACCATCTTGGTTTTCATCTTTTTTCTCCTCTGATTTCATTTGATCTGAGTCTGAATTATCTGAAAAATCATCTTGTTGATCTGAATTGTCATCTGAATTGTCATCATCATAATCCATATCATCATCTAAATCATAGTTCTTAGCAAGTTCTAATTGGTCAAAATCAGGTAGTTTTTGCATTTGTTCTACTTGATCTTTTTGCCAATCTAACATTTCTTTTGCAAGAGCAATAACATCTTTGAAAGTTTTAAGACCATCAACTTTAGAAACCCAATCAGCTTCTTCTTTGTTGAAATTAAAACCAATAGTATTTTGTGATTTACTTCTAAGATTAATTTTATCAATAATCATTAAATCTTTGTTAACATCTTTACCGATAATACCAAAGAAATTTCTTTTATCTAAAATTCTGTAACCGTTTTGATAATTTCTAACACAACCAGGATATTTCTTTTGAATTAACTTGTCAATTCTAGTATCTTCTAAAACATTAACATATGATCTTAATTCATTACTATCAATACCAATAAATGATTCACTTGGAGTCCATAAGGCGTGGGCACATTCATGTGCTATTAACATATCTGTTACATCACCGTCATGTTGTTTAAAAATAGGGAGAGTTAATATTCTTTGTTTAGTATCAAAAGAAGCTGTCTTAACATTATTGTGTCTAACTATAATGTTTTCAGACGCAATCAACTTAGCTAATTGATTCTTTACATTGATATCAATGTTTTGTGTGTTAGTGTTTTTCATAGTGTCCTTTTTCATTTATAAATCCATCCTAAAGGAAAAGATCGTAAATGTCAAGCGTTTTATTTTCGTTGGAAAATAAAGGTTTTTTGACTATATTTGTTCTGGTTTTGTTCGATTCTAACGAATCGTAACTATCTTCCAACGTCCTGCAAGTACTTATTCTTACATTCTTCCCAATTTAAATATATAATATCATCATAAAAATGTGTTTCTTTTGATACTCTATCTTGTTTTTTTAAACTGGCTAGTCTTTTTCTAGCATACTTATTCTTCCATAAATCAGTTAATGCTTCTACTGAATTATCAAATTTTCTTACTAGTTTATCTTCTTTTATTTCTTCTCTTAAAAACTGATTCGTATTTTCATATAATTCACCAAAGTATATACCTCTAGCATGTTCAGACTTTTGTAGCTTTTTATCAACACCTAATTTACTATATGTAAATGCTCTACTTCTATTTCTATGATCTCTCTTATGTGGTTGTCCACTAGGTTTCTTTGCAACATACCATTCAAAGTATTTGTATGTATGATTTTTCATCAACCATTGTTGTATCATAGTATTAGTTGTTTTCTCTGGTTCGTATGAAACTGAACCAGCTGTCCAACCCATTTTCTTCCAGTTCTTTAATCTATCATATTGTGATAATGGTATTACTTTAGTTTTACCATATAAACTTGTAGTTGTAACACCAACTAACTTATCTTTGTATTGATGTTCCCATGTTTTTTCTACTGTATCTGATAAACATAATAACGCAAGTAATTTACCACCTACTAAATTATAACCAAGTGGTTGTATAGGAACAATCGTACTACCAATACAAGTATGATTAATCATTCTCTGAGTTTTAGCTTCTCGTTCCCAACCAATATATTCATCACGTGGTGTAAGGTCTAAGAAATCACTACTCATACAAATAACACCTAAGTATTTTTGTGTTACTTTATCTCTGACTAAAAAGTTTAGATTTCTACCAATATTACTATTGTTTTTCATAGTAGATAAAAATGTTCTTAATGCATTCCAGATTTCTGAACCTTTGGCATTTGTATGTGATTGTACCTCAGCACCATCTGTCCAAATTAATTCTGGTTGTAAGTTTTGATATTCTTCGGGGTCTTCAGGTAACCAAAAGTTATTCTTTACTTCTTGTATAACTGTTGCCTGTTCTGGTCTTGCCATTGCAGGTTTATCATCAAAGAAACTATTTGTTTCTAATGTAGGGTATCTAAATTTTACTTCCTGATATTTTTGATAAAGTGTATATTCTTGTACCGTCATAGCTGATACAAACTGTAAATCTTTAATGATTGTTTCTTTTAGTTTTTCGGTGTCAATATTAGGAACCTTAGACAAATCGGTATTATCTTGCCAACTTTGCCATTGGTCATCTATTGTCATTTCTTTATTCCACGAATATCCCATAATTACATAATATACTAAAAGTTAAAAAATGTCAAGGTTATAAGGATACTTCGTGTTCGTCTTCACCTATATTACCTCTAAACCATACATTAAAAGCTAGAGAATATCTATCTTCTTGTGTATTATTACGTGTTATTGCATGTTGTAACCAACTAGGAAATATCACTATCATTCCTTGACTAGGTGTTAGTTTATAATTATCACAATTTTGCATGTTAACCTCTGACCAATCCATATGAAACATAGAATTAAAAGGCATAGAAGATGTCATTGGTCTATTAAAACTAATATCACCTGATTCGGATGGCGTATTTAAATAATAAACACCACTTAATATTGAGTTGCCATGTATATGACTTTGACCCCAATCTTTTGGTTTATGTATGTTTATCCAAGAATTTGTTACATCAATTTTAGCATTTCTTTTTACTTTGAAATAATCGTAACAATATCTTTCAACATTTTCTACTATAGAAGTTCTTAAATCTGTAAAATTTTGATTATTTAAAATATACTTATCTTTTGTATAGAAACCATTATCTGAGTCCATACGTTCATAATCTAAGCCTTTAGCTGTTTCTATCCAATCTGGATGTGGGTCTATATGGTCTTCATATAATACTGTAGGAAATAAATTATGTATTTTGTACTGAGGCATTGTTTTTAGTCCATCTTTCAAACTCTTTCTTAGCTTTTGCAAATGCTCTATCTACTTTTAATTTACTTGCATGTTCTAAAAAAGTTCTTCCTAATATATGGTCATATTCATGTTGGAATATTCTACTCATTAGTCCGTCTAAATGGCCTTCTTGTAAATTGCCATCAACGTCTTCATATTTAACAACTACCTTACGTGGTCGTTTAACGTTTAAGAAAACAAATGGATAAGTTAGACAACCCTCTTTCATCATAACTTTATCCTCGCCAGATGAAATAATCATAGGATTAAAACAATCTAATCTCATGCCCTTTTCTATCTCAGGATGTCCACCTAAGACAAAGAAGTTAAAAGGTAAACCAACTTGATTACAAGTTAGACCTATGCCACCACTTTTTTGCATAGTGTCAAACATAGCGTCAGCTAATTCTTTTCTATTTTCAAATCCTTCATCTTTTAACATTTCGTCTGTGAAAGGTGCGATTGCGTTTTTGACTCTTGCGTCTGTTGGTGGTATTAGTTTTAGTTCTTTCATACTTCCTCTGTATAATTAATATTTATATTTGTTCTAAAAAGTTTGTCTGTTTGTGTAACTGTTTGATGTATAAGGTGTGCGTCAAATATTACTGCTCTGTTTCTTTTACTTTCTACTTTTTGTCCGTCATTAAACTCTGTATAACCATTACTATCTTCTATGTAATATAATAAAGTTTTGTGGTCTTCATCATCCATAATATCCTGATGAAACCCTAAACCTTTACTTGTATCTGCCTTACAAAATAAATTAACTCTTGCTCTTACTATTTTAACTGGTTTCTTTAAATTTGTCAATAGTGGTTCTATTATCTTAAAATAATGACTATTTTCATTACCATAATCAACTATAGTATGCATAAACTGATAATCATTTGGTGTTGATTCTTTGTTTACATTCTTTATTAAGTACCAAGGAAAATGTGAATTATCTACTTTTCTCTCTACGTACTGAGCTAAGTTCTCTTCTAAAAAATTATCTATAACTTCAATTTGGTATTGCACTCTGTATCACCTATTGTTCCTTTCATCCACGTATTAAACGCCAAACTAATTCTTACTTTATCATCTTCATTACTCAATACACTATGATTTAATGTAGAGGGAAATAAAAATAACTTACCAGGACTTACCTGTATATCATACTGACTAGAATTATAAGGAGTATATTCACTATAATTAAAATCAAATTGTGGAAAGTAATGTTCTTTTCTTTCAAATCTTATTGGTGTTGTACCCTCAATATAGAATACACCAGATATAGCACTATTTCTATGATTGTGTGTATGGTGAGATGATTTTTTATTATTGTAATTTAACCAGCTTTGAGTTATGCCAAAAAACACTTCATCTTGTATTTTTAAAACCTCTGTTTTATAAAGTTCTACTTGATCTAGTATCCATTCTTTTAAATCTGGAAACTGTTCTAGTATATAAGTATTTTTTGATGTTGCATTACCACCCTCATTTGGATAAGTTTCTTGTGTATTAACATGAAACAAGTCTTCCTCAGGTAGATTATACGAATCACCACTTATATAAACAGGTGTACCAAATAGTAAATGTATTTCGTTATGCATTTTGTAACCTTGTAAAGTTTTTGTATTTTTCAAACTTAACTACATTCTTAAATTTATCAAACAGTATATCTCCTTTGTGTGATATAATAAAGATATTTTCTTTTTCTAAAGAATTTATAATCTTAAAAAAATCATCTGTTCCTTGACCATCTAAACTACTATCAAATATTTCATCAAGTATTAATAAGTTGGTGTTTGTACTATTCTTTAATCTTGCAATATCTCTCCAAGTAAATAATAATGCAAGGTCTATTCTCATCTTTTCACCCTCACTAAAGTTATTGTAATTAAAGGTATCTCTAAATCTACTTTTTACTGTTTCGTTAAACTCTTCATCTAAATTAAATGATATAAAGAAATCCATAGCTTGTAGATACTTGTTAATTAAGTTATTCATTATAGGTACATACTTCTTTATAATCTTAGATTTAGCACCTTTGTCATTTAGTATCTCTCTTAATACATCTACATAACCTTTTTCTTCTTTTACTTTATCTAAATTTTGTTCTTCTTCTTTTAGTGATAACATCATTTGTTCTAGTTCTTTGTGAATACTATCAGTATCTACTTTACTTCTATTTACTAGTTTTAGTTCTTCTTGTATATGGTCACTCTGAGATTTAATACCTTCCAATGATGTTTTAATTCTGGCAACATCCATATTCATGTCTTGTATCTTTTTTGATATAACACCAAACTCAGATAGTTTAGTTTCATGTTTAGATATTTCTTCTAATAACTTTTCATAACCACCTTGTAGTTCATTTACCTTTGTTTCAGTATGTGAACATTTATTTTCTTTAAACTCTTCATCAATATGTTGTGTACATACAGGACAAGTATCATTGTCTTTGAAAAATGCCAATGTCTTTTTATGTGATATAATATTATTATCTATCTTTGCTTCTAACTTTTCTAATTTAGATAGATTGGTTTTTGTTTTAGGTTCATCTACTAGTTGATTTGTAGCTACGGCAATCTCTTCATTGATGTTTTGTAGTTTTGTTTCAAATTCTGCACTTTTTCTAGTGTTATCCTCTAGTTTATTTTGTTTAACCGCCTGGTTGTCATTTCCTTGTGCTTCCAATGACTTTAGATACTTTGCTTCTGTTTCGTATTTGGTACGTATCAAATCGCATTGGTGACGCACCTCCGTTAACTTTTTCTGTAGATCACTCTGTTGAGATCGTAATATTAAGTCCATAAGACCAAAAACTCTAATATCAAGTATCTCTTCAACAACTTCACGTCTATAACGTGGTTTCATCTTCATAAATGGTTCGTATGATGATGAACCTAGTATTACCACCTGAATAAATGATCTATAATTTAGTTTCATTATATTTTGTTCTAAGTATTTTTGATAATCTATATTATTAGCTTCTTGGTTGATAAGTTCACCATTACAAAAGATTTCAAATATGTTTGGTTTGATACCTCTTCGTATTTGATACTGTTTAGTACCTACATCAAAAAATACTTCGACCATGGCGTCACTACTATTAATAGTGTTTACCATTTGTTCTTTCTTAATAATTCTAAATGGTTTGTTAAATAATACAAAACATAATGCGTCTAATAGTGTTGACTTACCACTACCATTATTACCTACAATTAAAGTTGTTTGAGCTTCATCAAAGTTTATTTCAATAGGTGTATTACCTGTTGATAAAAAGTTTTTATATCTTATTTTTTTAAATGCTATCATTTACATACCCTAAGTTGCCTGACACAGATATTCTTGTTACATCTGATTTAAAAGGATAAACCATATGTCTTAAATGTGTAGGAAAGATATAAAACTCTCCTGTTTTAGGTAATCTATTGTTGGCTACAATGACATCATTAGTACTGCCTTCTCCCCACATAAATGTGATAGCACCTGGACCACCGTATTGATCGTTATTTCTTTCATTTTTATTTTCTTCTTCTAATTCTTTTGGTACATCTAAGTATAGTACAAAAGATAAATCTTCCGTATGTGTATGTACTGGATTAAAATTATTAGGTCCCATATAATTAATCCATAAACTTTCTAAATGCAAATTCTTTGGCTTATATGAATTAAAATGATTACTAGAACTATCCATATATTCATTGAAATACTCTTGTGTTTGTTCTACGAAATAACCCATATCTTCTTTATTAAAAAGATATTCTGTTTTAAAATGACCAGCTAGTTGTTGATGTGCTGGTTCTTTTGTAAGGTAACCTCTACGTAACATTTCATCACAAAAACTTTGTTCTACGTTAAAGATACCAACTAAAGGTCCCCAATTAAAGTATTCCATTATTCACTTGCCTCCGTATATAACTCTTTTGCAAACTTCTTTAGTTTGTCTTTATTTACATCTGTTTGTATTTGGTCGATATAATTACCTAAAAAGGTTAAAGTATCTTCACCGTGATCCAATATATCTTCTCTCACACTTGTGGTCAAATCACTTGGTGTATCTACAATTTGTAATTCATGTACGTTAATAGTGTTATAAAATTTTTCTAATAAGTTGTTATACATATCATCATCATTTTTATTTTGTACAAATATCTTAACAAAACAATTATCATATTCAGATAGGTCTATATTTGTATAATCTTTACCTACATCATCATAGTAAAACTTTTTAAACATTCTTAAAGGGTTTGATACTCTTTCTAGCTCTCTTGTACCTGTGTCAAAAATGTGAAAGCCTTTTGGGCATTTATAATCTGACCATGTAATTTCATATTGTGTTCCCAAATAATGAATACGACCATCATCTGACTTCTTATGAAAGTGACCAGACATAACCTTTTCAAACTTTGTAAATTGATCTTTCTCTAAACCATGGTCATTGAATACACCTTTATGCATTTCAAAACCTTTTACTTCTAAATGTCCCATAACTATCTCAGCTGATGTATTGTCAATAGATAACAAACTATCTTCTAAATTATCATCACAAATCCATGGTAAAAATAGTATATCTAAACCACCAATGTTTACATCTGTCGCAGCTGTATAAATCTTAGCGTTCTTATTAATATTTAAATTCTGTAATGCGTTTACTTCATTTGTATTTTTGTAATAGGTGTCGTGGTTACCTATAATAATATGTGTATCAATACCTAACTCTTCTAATCTATCCCAAAATACTTTCTTAAAATTGTGTGCTGTGTTGTGGTTAATAAACTTTCTTCTATCAACAACATCACCTAAGTGTACTAAGGTGTCAATATTATTTTCTATTAAATAAGGAAAAAAGGTGTCATTATAAAATTTGTTTTGATATTCTATAAAGGCAGGACTATCGTTTCTGCAACCGAAATGGGTATCGTTTAATAAAGCTATTTTCATAATTCTAAATAAAAGTTACAACTAATACTAATTCTAGGATGAGCTGTGGGGTTAGGTTCTACTCTATGTGATAAGTAAGAAGGAAATACAATTAGTTTACCTGTTTGAGGTATACATTGATAGGTAAATGCACTTGCTGGATTTGATAGTTGTTCTAAATAAATCTCATCATTATACATAGTTCTTTTCACCTTAGGATCTAAAAATGTTAGATTGCCTGTATCATCATTAGCTTGTACATAATAAACACACGACCAAATACAATGTGGGTGTTCATGTGTATTATTATAATCTTTGTAACGGTTGACATTTGCCCAACCATTATCCATAATTACTTTAACAGATTTTTTATAAGGTAATGAATTACAAACACCTACAACAGCATTGGCAATTTCTTCTTTTACCTCTTCAGCTTGTTGAGATTGTATAAACTCATCATCACTTTGCCAACCACCTACATTTGATAGGTTGATTGTATCTGTTTCTTTTTCTAATAGTAAAATATGTTGTGCAAGTTCTTCATTATTCACATTCAACTTGAACTCATATATTTCACTTGGAAATATAAATGTTTTCATCACATAAAATATTCTAAAGTACTTTTTGTTTTCCTTGCTTTTCGTTTTTTCTTTTCTTTTTTAACAGGTTCATCTACAACTGTATTCTTTTGTAAAAACTCTGTAAATTGATTTTTAAATTCTCTATCTTCTCCAGGTTGCAATGTCATATCATCATAGTTTGCTTCTGTTATTAGTTTTTGTTTGATTGTTACTTGTTTCTTTTCTTTCTGTATTCTTCTAATAAATGCAAAATAAATGATTTGTGTAAAATAAGCAAATGGATTATTTGATTTTGTTGGGTTAAAATTATCTAAGTATTGTAAACAGTTTTCTATACCATCACTAATCATATCATCTCTAAATGTATAGTTTATAAAGTTAGGTCTATATGATAGGTGGTTTGCAATTTTTAAAAAACATTCACCGATATAATCTGTAACTGGTGGCTTTTCAACTTTAGCTCTTTTTGCCTTGTTTACAGATTTACGATAAAGAATCATTGCTTGTAGAAATTGTTTATTATCTACGTAATGTTCCGGTTTCTTTTTTGTTTGTGCCATAATATCTCCAATATACTATAAGTTGTCTAAATTGTCAATGCCAGTATTATATAATTCATCATTTTTATTACACTAAAATTTTTCGGTTTCGGTTCGTTCCACTATTGACAATGTTGCCAAAATACCTATAATAGGGGGTGTCCCCGGTTAATGAGAGAACCACCAGCTACTAGTGTACAGTCTTCTTAATATCTCTAAACTCATCAAATATCTCGTTATACTCTTCATTTTTCTCATCTGTCATTCTTTCTTGTGAGTATATCTTATCATTCTTTTGTTTCTCTTCCAGTTGACCGTAACTCGTACTTATAACATTATACGATTTAGTCATTTCATTAGAAGCGTTTGTGATAGTTAATATTTTATCTTTAGGGATAGAAACGATTTCATCATGTGTATAGTTTGTCCACCGAATTAAAGCTACATAATCTTTAAAACCACTATCAGTAAATTGAGGTACATACTTAATTTGTAATGGTTTGCTTAATCTCAGGAACGGCGATTTATCGTCTAATTGTTCTTTAGGTAGAACAGTAACTATATCGTCACCATTCATTAACTTAACAATCTTTACACCCTTTGATATTGTGTTTTTGTCCATATTACTATTTATTTAAGTTCAACGCTGTGGATTTCGTAATTAAACTCTTCCCCACCGTATATCTTAATCCTTTCTCTAAAATGTGCCAACGTATAATTTTCTTTTTCTTTATACGTTAAATCGTCAGCTATATCATATAATGTAGCTGTACCATCGTTATCCTTTAGTCTTAAACCACGACCAATAGATTGTAAATTTCTTATGCGAGATTTAGAAGGACTAGCAAAAATAATGTTATGCAAGTTCCGTATATTAATTCCGGTTGAGAAAGTGCCGTAAGAAGCCACAATAATGGCGTTATCACTTTTCTCCGTAATTTCTCTAATCTTTTCTCTTTCATCTGCGTCAACTCCTCCGTGTACGTAAAACACTTTTTTATCTGTTGCTTTTTCTTTTATTGATTCGTATAAGTCTTTACCATGTTTTTCAACATACTGAAATAAACACAATGTGTTACCTTGCAAATTGGATGCCAAGTTACGAATAAATTTATTTCTCTTTTCATTAGATACCAAAAAATCCATTTCTTCTTGGTAGTTTTTATCTTTTAAAAAACTTCTAGCCATATCGTCATATTCTAATATCAGACACAATATTTTTAAATCTGCAAGTTGTTTATTTTCTTGTAGTTTACTTGTAGATACAACTTTATTTACAGAACCAAATAGTCCTTCTAATACTAATTTGTGAGTTTTTGTACCATCTAAAGTACCTGTAAGACCTATTTTATATTTACATTTATCTAATTTTGTTAGTATCTTCGTTAATGATATAGCTTTAAATAAGTGTGCCTCATCACCTATTAACATACCATATTGTTCAAACCATTTTTTAGGTTGATTGTAAATAGATTGCCATGTAGATATAACAACTCTTTTGTTTGTATCTTTACCATGTCCTTGATATATTTTATGTACATTTCTTTCACTATTATAACCATAGTCTTTGAAATCTTTAAATAACTGTTCTACTAAAGATGTTGTAGGTACAATAATTAATACTTTATTATTCTTCTTATCTTTTAATCTTAGTAGATTATAGATTAATATTAGATAAACGATAAGTGATTTACCAGAAGCTGTAGGTGATAACAACAAAGTTCTATCTTTTTTAACAGCATGTATAAATGCCTCTCTCTGATAATCTCTTATTTGTATCTTTGGTATTTTTAATGCTTTAAGAAAATTGTCAATATACTTTTCATCTATTTCATTATCTTTTATCTTAGTACCATCAACAATCTGTACTTTGTTTTCGTTACACCAATTAACAATATAAGGATATAGACCTACATAAATTTGACCAGTTGCATAAGAAAATAATCTAATCTTGCCGTCCCATACCTTATTACGATATTGTGGCATAAATTTAAAACCAGGTACTTCAAATGTAAAATACTGTCCAAGTTCTCTTCTAATATCGGCGTCAGCTTCTATTTTAAGATATACTTCATCTTTTTTATCTATAATCAAATATCTTGTTGTCGTCATAAAACTATTTAGAACGATAGGAACCAGGCATTCCTACGTATGGTCTATTATCAAATTTGTTTTTTAATTCACTATTATAATGTAAAAATACTTGTGCATGATTTTTACCTGTAAATGGTAAACGCCAATGTTCAATATCACAACCTCTATAAATGATACCGTCTCCAGGTTTCATAAAAACTTCTCTATCTTCATCATGTGTATTTACCCACATAGGCCAGTTCCAATCTTGTTGATCTTTAGGCAAATTCATTATATCATATCCTAGACATAATGTCATACTTATTTCACAACTTGGTCTATCTTTATGTCTAGCTAATTCTGTACCCTCAGTATATAATCTATGATAAGAATAAGTTTCAGTTAGTTTTAAATCTGTTAATATTTCTAATTGAGGTTTTATATAACACATTAAAGTATCAAATGTAGGATCACCATATTTACTAAAATCACCAAAAGCTTGTGTATCATCAAATACTCCATGATATTCTCTTAGTGTTATATCTTGCATGTCTTTATCCATATTTTCTAATACAGATAATCTATATGCATTTTGTTTAACATAGTTATATAGAAAGTGTGCCATATTTGGCGAAATGATACCCTCTATAGGTAGATAACTATATGCTTCAAAAAATTCTGTTGACTTCATTATTTAAACGGCCTTCCATACATCCACAAAACAAGTGAATATCTAACACCATGTGTAATAGGTGTTACACAATGATACTTATAACTTGGAAAAACAATAACTGTACCGGGTTGTTTTGCCTCATCTATTATTAATTCTTTACTATCATATTTTGTTTGGTGTTCATCTAAAGAAAATTTAAGATCACCACCCATATAATCATCACCACTATTTAAGTTTACAGTTACAGATAATTTTCTTATCTTACCTACTCTATCAGCTGATTGTGTATGTGTAAATCTACCTTTTTCTTCTTTTGTAGTTACACCAGGAATATCTCTTTTTAATTTAGCAAAGTGATCTGAACCACCATCTGGATGCCAACCATAAAATCCACCAGGTCTATAAGTTGTAAATTGTATATCATCAAAACTATCTATATCATATCTCCAACCTGCGTCAAAGTTTGCCTGGTTTACATATTCAACAACTGTAGAATAAATCCAATCATATTTGTTTCTATTCAACCAAGTAATTTCACTATCTCTAATATAAGTTTTATCGTAAATGTTTTGATCGTTTAGACCAAACTCTTTTTTAGCTTGTTGTAAAGTTCTTTCACCTAACGCTAATCTAACATCATCATCTGTTTTTTCTGAATTACCACCAGTAAGACCTGTTACGTCTATACCTTTTTCTTTATCTTGTTCTATTTGTGATTTGCCTATTTCAATAATATTTGAACAGACTTCTTTATCAATAGAGCCACGAAATATCCAGTAATCGTACTTGGTATACATTAGATCGCACCACTAGTAAACTTTCGCCAATCGATTGCATTTTTTATAGTAAATGTTCTATTAGTAATTTGACGTAAAGTTCTATCTAAGAAATCTATTACTGTTGTTAAGTATTCTACTTTTTGTGATAATCTTTGTAAATCTTCATCAGCATTCAGGTACTTATCTATATCTGTTTTTAATATTTTTAGATCAAATGGTTTTTGTGCATATACAGAAGCGTCAGCTTTACCTGTATAATATTCCCATTTATCACGTCTTAAAGTATTTAAGTCTGCTTGAGATTTTGTAAGAAGTAATTTAAACTTGTTTAGGTGTTTTAAATATTTGTTGTGTAATTGAGGCGTCTTTAATGATTCTAAATCTAACTCTGTATCGTTAATTTTTAAATCTTTATCAGCTTCAGTTTGTAATTGTTCTATATCCATAATATCCTCATTATATCACAAAACCCTTAAAATGTAAAGGTTATTATGATGTAGTTAAGCTAGTTGAAGCGGCATTTACATCTGCAAAGTTGTAAATTTTATAACCGAATACTACACTAGCCGTCAAATAATCCACGTCTGTAGGTTGTTGATCGTAATTCAATCCAGTAATGCTAACAGGATATAAGTCTGAAAATCTTACTTCCAATAGAGCATTGTTTTTACTAGACAAAATAGTTAATGTTGCGTCTGAATATGTACCACCATCTTTAGACGGTCCATATTTTGTTTTACCAATAGTTTCTAAACTAGGTACATCTGAACCAGGAAATCTATCTTTACCTGCAGCTAAGATACCTCTATAGTCATTATAACTATCAGAAAATCCTAATCCTCTCATCCAACCATGTATCTCTTGCCAGTTCTCTAAATTTTCATCTACCAAAAACGTCATGTTTAATGGGTCATATGAAAGTTTATCTCCTGGAAGTGGTATATTTTTAAGTGGTGTTGCAAATTCAGCAGTACCTAATGTAATACCAGGTATATTTACAGCTGTGCAAAAAAACTCTACTTTAGGCAGTTTTAAAATGTTAAATTTAAACTGAGTTGGACTTGCATAGTCCAAATTAGTAGGTTGGCGTGAAAAACTATTTGTAGTTGTCATACTTATATTTATCCATCAAATAGGCATAAAAAAAGGGGAAGATTTTTCAACCCTCCCCTTCTTAATTTGGTTAACGTACCAAACAGTATGGATTACATTAAGTTCGAAACTTGAACTCTTCTGTAGTATCTGTTTGAGTTAGCAGAACCAGAACCGTTAATAACAGCTGCGTCACCAGTACCTGCTTCAGCAAAAGGATTTGCTTGTAAGCCGTATCTAGTTTTGAAACCGATTTTCGGTTGGAAAGTGTCTTGTCCAACTGCTCTCACCATTTGTAGTGGAACATATGGGCAATAGAACATACCTGCGTCATAAGGTGAAGTACCTTTATAACCAACTACGAAGTATTGCTTCGCTGTGTTGTTTGCACTATATGGATCTATGTACACTTTAAATCTACCATTTAAAACACCTGCAAAAGTATTACCTGTGTCGTCTACGTTTAGATTATTGTTAAGTGCTGGAGCGTAATCTAAAACACCTGCCATTTGTAATGCACTAGCAACGTCTGAAGAACAGATAATTATGTTACCTTTTCCTCTTCGTGTTCTTTGTGCGATAGCATTTGCTTCTCTCTCAACTTGGAACATTAAACCTTTAAATCTTTCAACAGACCATCTACCGTTTGAGTCAGTATCTAAGTCAAAGATTCCTTCAGTTGTTGTGTTCACAGTACCAGTGTTTGCACTAGCACCTTTTTCAGCGTTGATGTAGATTGTTCTTACAACTTCTCTGTTGATTTCCGCAAGGATCTCAGCAGATAGAATGTTTGCAAGTTCAGTTTCAGCGTCTAAACCATGGATTGCTTTTAAATCTTGTGCAAGTTCCATAGTGTACTCTGCTTTAAGAGCTCTTGACTTAGCTGTTACTGTTGACTTCTCAATTGAGAATGCCATTTCAGCAAAAGCATTACCAGCTGCGTCACCTAGGGCTTCAGCAGCGGCTGTAGTCATACCAGTACCACTTGTGTATGTTCCTGGAGAACCATCGTTAAGCACAGCAGGGTTAGTACCAGCGTCAGCAGTTGATGATAAACCATCAACACTTGAACCAGCTGCATTTCTACCAGAGAAATCAGTATCAGCTGCGTCAAACATAGCTTCAGTACCAGACTGTGAAGTAAATCTACTTCTCATTGCGAAGATAAGTCCTGTTGGACCTGTCATTGGCTGAACGCCAGCAATGTCGTAAGCGATTAGATTAGGCATAGCTCTTCTTACTAGTGAAATAAGGATTGGATCCCAATTACTAATACCAGAACCGGTTGCGTTTGTAGGCGCTGCTTCACTAATGAAAGCTGCGTCTTCTTTTTGTGCTCTTTCTTGGTTTTCCAAGATAACACTTGTAACGGCACGTCTATATGAATCCGTAATCTTTGGTAGATCACCGTGTTCTAAGACTGGCTGCCATTTTTTTTCGTAAGTTTCAGATAAGTACATATCTTATTCTCTCCTCTATCTTATTATTTTGACAACTTAATGTCTTTAGTTTTACTAATAGCGGCGGTATAAGCAGCCATAGCATCGGTCAGATCCACATTTTGTGTATCTTCGCCTGCCGCTACATCATCAAGCTCGCTAGATGTTTCAGATTTTTGTCCAAAATAGCTTTCTGCGATAGTAGCTACTTTTTTCTTAAATTCATCCGCATTTGAAAACTCAACTTCTTCAGCAAGTTTGTTGAATTTTTCTTTATCAGTTTCAGCTAGTTCTTTTGACGCTTCATCAATGATGTCTTGTCTTGTTAACTCACCGTTGTGTTTAGATAATTCTACATTCTTGTTGATTTCTTCGTTAAGTTTACTTTCTAACGTTTCAATCTTAGTGGCTTGATCTTCTAGTACATCATACTTCTCATCCGGAACATCAATGTAATGATCTTCGAATAATTTTTTGAGACCAGATATAAAGTCTTCTGCGATCTCGCCCTTAATTCCACGCTCTATAGCAATTTGGTTTTCTTTCATCCACTCTTCTACCACGTATGATAGATATGAGTCAACTTTTTCAACCATCTCTGCTTTAGCAGCTTCTGTTTCTTCTTTTAACTTCTCTTCATAACCTGCCATCATTTTCTTTTTAGCTTCTTTAACTTTTGTGTTAACAGCAGCTTCGAAAATTGTTGCAGCTTTTGATTTAAAGTCTTCCGATAAATCTTCGTCTTTTACTAATGCGTCAACGTCAGCAGAAACATCTATTTTTTCTTCTTCGATTGCTTCTTCTTTAACTTCTTCATCAGTAGTTTCAGCGATTTTCTCGGCACCTTCTTCAGCTTCGTCTTGCTCTTCTTTTAACTTAGGCATAGGGTCACCTGCACCTGCATTTTTCTGTTGAGCGTCGCCTGAAACTGGCTTAGTTTTGCTTGTTGCGTCAGGATTGTTGTCCGTAGGTTTAGTAACTGCTGGACCTAAATCTTCCGCATCATTTTTAAGGTGCGTAGGTTCAGCCGCCACAGCGTTCTTCTTCGGAGCATCAGCCTGTGGATTAGCTGCATTAGCTTCCACTACTGCTTCGTTTTCCAGCGCCTCAATTTGCTTTTCTGTTTCGGCCATTTGAGAAATCTCCTCTTGTTTATAATCGATTATAAATTTCTTTTTCTTATTAGATATTTATAAAATTAAAGTTTTTTAAGTAACGATTCAAAGACTTTTAGTTTCGCATTTTCTAAACTTCTTTGTTTCGCTTCACGCACTTGTCGTTTCCAGGCGTCTATATCCTTTTCAACAAGTACACCGTTGTCCCATACCCACTCTTTATTTTCCATGATACCTTGAACAAAGGCGTCTGGAGCCGACGGATCTGCGACTATATCAGCTGCTGTCGCAAGGTAAAAGTCATCTTTTACATAATTTGCGCCATTTCGCTGAATTAAAGAACCCATACCTCTACTTGAAACACCAAGTTGAGCACCTTCGTTGATAAGACCTTTTACAATCTTACCGTATGGAGTATCCATAATTTTTGCCTCACCAATAAAATTTGATCCGTCCGGTGAAAGTTTAGTAATCATGTGTGATACACGTTCTAAATTCACAGTTGGTCCATCAGGATGTCCTAACTCACCAAACGCTCTTTTTTTATTGATAAATTCTCTATTATATCTCATCACTTCGTTTTCCAAAATCTCTTTTGGATACACTCGTCCATTTCGGTTCTTAACGTTTGATTGTAAGAACACGCCTTTAATTTTATAACTTTTCTTGCCGTTAGTTTCTTCTACAAGATACTCGGCATTTGAAACTTCTTCGGATATTAATTTCATCTCTCTATTCCTTGTATTACTATTTATAAGGTTTTTTATCTAAACTCTATAATAATCGTGTAATTATCGCCATCTGCAAAGTTCTTAGTTGACAATAAAACATCACCTGTTGGTGTAGTTGAGTTATTAGGTATTTCATTACCACTTGGTCTTAAATCCCAATAACCATTACCACTTAATAATAATGCTGTTGCGTTAGTTTCTCCGTCCCAATGTACTTCAACGGCAGATTTGTTATTATTAGTATTAACTGAATAATATACTTTACTAATCTTTCTATTACCATCTTCGGTCATAAAAGTAAGAGCTGAAGCGTCTACTTTTTTAACTAATGATTCGCCTGTACCGTCTGATAAGTTTGTTAATTTGCAAACGTATTTTACACCAGATGTATCGGCTATAGTCTGTACTGAAACTGTATCTGCCATTGTCTATCCTTAACTTCTCGGTGATCCAACAGCACTAGCTTTTGAAGTAGCGCATGTTATTTTGTCACCAGGATTTTTTTCAATGATAACGGTATTGCCGTTCTCCATATAAAATTGTCCAAGTGTATTGTCATCTGCATCCAAAACTGTACCTGTAACATCAGCAGTTGCTGTCATTCTTACGAAATTAGCTCTACCGATATTATTAGCACTTGGATTATCAATAACACTACCCTTAACTATAAATGTTTGTGCCATTTTATTCTCCTAATTGTTCCTTTAATTCGTTGTCAAAGTAATCAATAATATCTTGTTTGTTTACTTTATATTGTGTAGCAGTTTTATCAACTGCTTCGTCAAAAGTCTTTATTACATCTCCGTCAGGTGATGATAATTTTAAGACAGTTTCAACTGCCTCTTTCATCACAGGTGATAGTGAAGTAAAAGAGTTAGAATCTATTGTTTTCTTTTCTTCAAAAAGATCACTTACTCTCTGCGTCGCCATCTGTCGGTACCTGTGCTAAATTTATTTGTGCTTCACCGTCTTTTTCAGTTGATACAGAACCATCAGGATTAAAAGTTCCTGGATCAGCAATCTCTGGTTTTGGATCACTAAATGATTGTGCCTCAGGTGTTGCATTTGCTTTATTAAATAAAGAACTCGCTAATTCTTTTCTTTTTGTATCTAAAGCGTCTCCGATTTTAGCTCTTAATGCGTCTTTAAAAGCTTCGCCAGCGTCAACATTGTTTCCGTCGGCTACTTGATCTATAAAGTTTTTTACTTGTTCACTCATTTTAATATTCCTTATTCTTTATCTTCCATTTGCATGTCTTGTTGTGGAACAGATATGACACCATCATCAATTTCTTTTTTGATTTGTTTATTCATATCTTCTATTTCTCTTTCGTTTTGTTTTAGAACATTCTTTCTAATATATTCGACTGAAAAATATTTTCCGACATAATCTCTCATTGTATCAGCAAGTCTTAATCTTTCCATTAACAACTCAGTATCTTTTAACTCTGCAAAATGACCGTCTTGTATGAAGTCATATTGTATTGTTTCTTTAATACTTTGCCAATCTTGCTCATTAATGATTTGTTTTAGTACTAACTGAGTTCTTAAAATATCATTAAATAACTCAGTAAATTTCTTTCTAAGTCTTTGTACAAACTTAGTAAATTTAAGTTCATCTCTTGTAATTTCAGTAGAACGACCTAGGCTAAAACCTTGTGATCCTTCTAATCTACTTACAGGAACGTTTAGTGATCTGTATAACTTAGCTCTAAAGTATTCTATATCTGCCGTTTCACCTAAGTTTTGACCACCAGGTAATGTAGAAATATCTGTACCTCTACCACCTTCTCTACTTGGTAACCAAAAGTCTTCTAACATTGACATATAGTTTCTGTCATCTCTGATTTCACCAGTAGAAGCGTCATAGACAAGTTTGTTTCTATATCTTGCCATAACATCTCGTAAGTATTGTTCAGCTTTTGCTTTTGGCAAATTACCAACATCAATCTTAAATATTCTTCTCTCAGGTGCTCTAGCAATTCTGTATATAACTGCCGAGTCTTCGATCATTCTCAATTGATTTGTAGGTTTAATTGCTTTATGTAAATACGATAAAACAATATTTTTATTCTGGTCTATTAAACCAGAAGGACAAAATGAAATTGTGTCCGGTGCAATTTTAATTCCTGTTCCAGATGTAGTACCTGAAACTCCTTTTTCATTAAATAAATAATATTCAACAAATTCATCAACAACTGTCAACATGTTAGGACCTGCACCCTCAGGTCTTTTTTTTCTAACTTCTCTTATTTTTTTGATCTTTCTAGGATCAATGTATTTTAATTCCGTAATACCGTTTTTTGGGTTATCTCTGTCTATAATCTTTTGAAAGTAAATTCTTCCGTCAACATACCATCTTCTAAAAAGGTCATGTCCCTTTGTGTTAAAGTTCATCAACCTTAAACACTCTTTAAACTCATCTTCAACTCTACGTCTAACTTCAGTACCATAAGGTAGATTGCTGATGTTTACACGTACAGCATCCTTTAACTCGTTAGACACTACTGCTTCGTTGATGATGTCCTCAATTGCCATATCACACTCGGGGTGTAAGGCAATTTCTCTATATCTTCTAATTAAATCCGCTTCACTTTTAGCAGTACCCTCCATATCAAGGTACTGACCAAAATAACCACCAGCGGCGACGGTTTGTGTACCGTCATCCGCTTGTGTTGTTGTAAAGCTTTGTTTTGGATCGATCTCTTTTTTAGATCGTGTAATAGAAAATCCAAATAATTCAGCCATAACTAATTTCTCCTATTAATACTTATCCAACTATTAAGTAGTTGTTCTTGTTTCAAAGTATTGATATTCAAATGTAACTTCAAATGTTTCTATCTCATCTGTTGTATCGTAACTTAACCCAATCGCACCTATATCCGTAGGGAATAATCCTCTAAGTGTATATGGTTTAATTGTGTTACCGTTTCTGTCTAAATGATCCACAAAAGCGTCAACTTGATAGTCTGCTGGATTTGTTAATCCCTCATTATCTGTCATGTTGTTGATACCGTTCTGCCATCTTTCGAAAGCATCCCTTAATCTAAAGTTTGTGTCATTATAACATGTTACGGACCAACTTGCAATAGTTCTATCGCCTGCGATTTTGATTGGTCTACCTCTGAAATTTACAGGTATTGTACCAATACTCATAGCAGGAATAGATGTTGCTTTTGCTAAGAAAGCCAGTTCTTCTATTTCTCCACCTAACTGTGCGTAACCAGGAAAAGGCATTGTAACCTTAAATTGGTTGGCTCTAGCGCCACCGCCAGCTAGTTTAGCTTTGAAATCATTAATGTTTGCCATTTTATTTCTCCTCTAATCCTTAACCAGCGACTTCTTCGAAAGCCACACCAGTTCTTGTTGCAACGAATTTTAATGTGATAAAGTTAATACTTCTAGCAGGTTTTACAAAAATCTCCGCTAAAAATTCATTTCTATCAATTACTTCGCCTGTGTTGTTAGTTTCATCACACACTACTAAAAAGTCTGTGATACCACGTCTACCTTGTACTTCTCTTAGGAAAGGTTCTACAATGTTTCTAAAGTTTGCTCTTGTAAATTCATCATTGAACTCAAAAAGTTGAAACTTAGAAGCAGTAGCAATTGCCTTTTCTAAAACGATAAACAATCTTCTTACATTTATTCTGTCAAATGCTGAAGGAGCTGAAAGACCTGTTTTGTCTCCAAATAGTACTGTACCTTGACCAGGCATAGTTACTACAGGATTTATTCTAGCAGGATACAATTCATCTCTTTGTGCTTTTGATGGATTGAACGCAAGTTTGACAGCACCTCTGACAATACCTCTGTTTAGTCCAGCAGGTGAGAACCAACTGTCTGCAATTAAATCAGTTCTTGCAGCTAAACCAGCGATATCACCATTTAATGGTACATATCTGTAAACGTCATTATATCTGTCGTACATATATTTGTAACCAGAATCAAATACAACATATGAACTTGATCTGATCGTGTTAAAGAAAGCTTTAACATTGGATGCCTGAGTTGTTGAGTTTGCAACATTCACAACATCTGATCTTTCTGGTGAAGCAAATACAACAGCGTCTTTTCTATCTTCAGCAACTGTGATTAGGTTATCAATGTGAGTAGCGTCGCCTTTACCTGCAATGATTAAACCAACGTCAACTGTTTCTGTATCTGAAAACTTCTCGTAAGCAGTTTTTAGTTGAGCAGTTGTAGCGGCTGTACCGTTTGCACCGGCAGACATACTTTCATTTGTTGGTGTATTAACAGCTGTAAATGTTATACCTGCAGCTGCAGTACCCCAGTTTGTACCACCTGAGTTGTGATCCATCCAATAAATGTAATTTGATTTATTGTAAATTACATCTGGATAATAGTTGTTATCGCCTTGTGGTGATTTTGCGTCTGAAGCTTTTGATAACTTAGAAAAAGTTTCAATTACTTCGCCAGGAGTACCTGAAATACCACCATCTTCGTCAACGACTACAACGTGTATTTCATCATTTACTCCGCTTCTCTCTGAAGCCCATGTTGAAGTTCCTGGTGCACCATCGACTAAGTCGTAATACTTCCATCTTCTTCTTACTTGTGAACCGTTTGCAATAGCAGTATGTAAACCACCTGAACCGGTATCTTTTCTTACAAACGTAATGTTGTTTGAATCTACAACTGTAATTCTGTATTGATGACCACCAACTTCAGCAAAGTTAATGATGTCGCCAACGTTAAAACCTGTTCCACTTGTAAGTGTTAAAGTTGTATCGCCAACAGCAGTTGAAGCGTCATTTACAGTTGTCTTATTTACTTCTTCGTATGCAGTAGCACTTGGACAAGTTGAAACTAATAAATTGTTTCCCCATGCTCCGCCTGTTCTAGCTGCAAAATTACCAACAGCACCTTGACCTGCTGAGTAATTGTTTTGATAATCTTCGGTATTCTCAATTAAAATACCAGTTCCACCGGTACTTGCATTGACTAAACCTGTTTGGGTTGCTCGTACAACTCTTAGTGCGTTAGAGTATGATAGGAAGTTTGCAGCCGAAAAAAAAGTTTCAAAGTTACTTGAATCTGGTTTTCCGAATGTAGCGACCAACTCTTGTTCACTAGAGATTGATATTACCTCATCAACTGGACCTTGTCTGAACTCGCCAGCGAAAGCGCCTATTGATGTCGATACTGCAGGAATGATTCTTGTTAAATCTCTTTCCTGTACGAGAACGCCTGGTGATACTTGAAATGCCATAGGTTTTCTCCTCTATTTTTAAATTAGCTAATTATCTACCTCAAATATTCGTATTATTCATACGCCCATATTTAAAATTGTTTTCATTGATATTTATAATAACCTGGAACCCTAATGTCCTTTTCTTACGACAGGATGCCAAACTGTACCATATTCATCAATAATTTCCTTTTCTTCATCCGGTGTACCATCATCTACAAAACCAAAAGGAGCCATATCCTGTTCTATCAAATTTTGCTGTTCTTCATATAATAGACTTCTTATATTACTATTAGATAACTCTTTAAAGTACTGCTGGTTCGTCAACCAAGCAAATATGACTAAACACATCATAAGATCATCATTACACCCGTCCTCAGCGCTCCATGAGTTTCCACGCCTACTAAATGTTGACATTTCTTCTATGATCTGAAAGTCATTTATGATAGTTTTATCTGCTTCGACAAGTGTCTTAATACTAGCACACCCAATTTTCTTAATCTGTTTTGTCATACGAACACCTAATGATGTACCTCTACCACTAAACATTGCACCTAATATTTGACCAGCTCTTCCTCTTTGTGTTGTCATTAAGATATTATCATATTCTAATTCCATGTGTAACGTATCAGCGATTTGCTGTCCTAAATCATTGACTTCACAAAGTACATGTGCGTGATTATAACCTTTACAAACTTGTTCTATTATACTAGGAAAAACATGAGGTTTTATTTCATTATTTTTATATGTGCAAACTACTTCGTATGGTATTTTTGTACAATCAAATATTATAAATGCTGAATAATCTTTTTCTGTACCTCTAGCTACGTCAACAGTACAAACATATAATCTATCTTTCTGAGGTTTCTTAAACATCTTCAAACCATTTTTACTTTCAATGGCAGTTAGATATGGAGTAACTTTGATTTTTGCAGGAGAAATTAATGTATCGACTGAACCTAAAAACTCACATTCAAACTCTTGTTGAAACTGCTCAGCAGAGGTGTTTCTAATTGTCTTTTCTTTCCATTCTTCATCTCTACCAGGTACCTCTGACCAATGTACTTCAATAGGTACATAATCGTTTTGTTTATTAACAGCGTCTGTCCATAATTTGTAGTACATATTCATTCCATGTGGTGTAGATACAATAATCATTTTTGTATTTTTACCAGATGAGATTGTAGGATAAACTGAACTAAAAAACATTTCTGCTATGTTAGCAGGTACGAAAGCAAACTCATCTAAGAATATAATATTAAATGAACCACCTCGAATAGCACTTGATGATGTTGCAGCTGCCACAATGGTAGATTTATTTTCTAATTCTATATTACCTTTGTTCCAGTTTATGATACCTTGTTGTAACCATTTCGGTAAATTTTCATAAGCAAGTTGTAATCTACCTAAGATATCTCTAGCAGTAGAACTTTTGTTTGCAAGTATGGCAATATTAGAATTGGGATTAAATAATGCATAGTGTAATAGATAAGAAATAGTTGTAGTTGATTTACCTGATTGTCTTGGTAGTTTACATATAGTAAATCTGTTATCATGTATTGTTCTTACAATCTCTCTTTGAAAGTCATACATTTTAAAAGGTACTAAACCATCGTCAAGTGAAACTATTTGTACATAGTTTTCCATAAAATACAAAGGGTCTTTTTCACACTTTTGATATTCAACAATTTGTTCTTGTGTAAATTCAACAGGTGTGTTTACCTTTTTTAAATTTGGATTACCTAAGTATGCGTCTATGCTACTCACTACTTGTTCCTCTTCCGTAATTGTTCATATAAAAATCTACTAGTTTTGGTTCTATATAACCACACCAACCTGTTATTATATATTTTTCTTTTAATACTAAGGCGCCTTTGTGTGTATGCGTCCAAGCTGCTGGCCATATTAATGTTAATCCTTTTTCAGCAGGTGTTGTTAGTTTTTGATATGCAAACTCTGTGCCACCAGCTGGCACATCATTTAAGTAAGTCATAAAAACAAATTCTCTATTTACTGATACTGCATTTGTTCTTTCAGAATGCCACTTTTTAAAACCACCACCTGGTGGATAATATTGTATATTATAATTTTCTATAATACCATACTCTTCTAAACCTTTTATTGGTTCATACTTGTTTTCATATAATTTAAATATTTCATTTAGATGGTGTTTATATGCATTGAAAGGGTACCAACTTTCTTTTGCAAGAATACCAATATCAAAACTGTCTTTTACTTTTGTATCAGATTCACCTACACCTTTTGCTTCTGCTGTTTCTAATACAGCACCTTTAGACCACATATGATTATTTTTTTTAAAAGTATCTATAATATCATCACAAATATCCTCAGGCATATACCATGCCCCCATAAAAGTACTTTCATCTAATTCATATTCTTTATACATCATTCACAATTACTCCTTCAATATGTGTAAAACCTCTTTTCAATGCAGCTGTAATTCTACGACTACCTCTTAATACTGAAAACTCTTTTTCTATATATGGCGTACCATTAGCACCTATCCTAGGTTTATCTGATATAGCATGTCTTATAATCTCTACAGGATCTAACATCTCTTCACCATCCATGATCTCTTTTAAAGCCATGCCATGTTGTACGAAATATAAATTTTTAATTTGAAAGATCGTCTTTTTCGGGTGTGATGTCTTTGCTTTTAGTACTTTCATTATTTCCTTTCAACATTTTTTGTAGTTCAGCTGTTGATCCTACAAAAAGAGCATTCTTAATATTCGCATTTGCACTTTTAGGTACTTCTTTTAGGTCTTTTAATTTTTTCTGTAAGTCTTGTAACTTATCAACTGTATTTGCAACTTGACCTATTAATTGACCTGCAACTTCATATGCTCTTGGATGTTGTCCTTCTTTTGCAATTTCCAATATGCCTTCTATCGCTTCATTACCTTTGTCAATAAGATTGTAATAACTCTCTCTACTATGGTCGTAATCATTTCCAATATCATCTTTCCCTTCGTCTTCTTTTCTAGGAACAGGTGGTTGAAATTCTTTTGATGTTGCCGGTGTCTTTGGTTCTTCAGGTTTATCTAAACCTAAAATCTCATTGACTCTTTCTTCCAACTTTGTCATTATTAACTATCCTCATTTTTAGTCACGTCATATTTTTTACCATCAGTATAGAAACTAATGGTAGTTGTAAATCCAAAATCATCATTTGCATCCGCTGAAGTTGGATTTGGTGTTATTACTATTCTTTCTTCTCTTGCTTTATTTACTGTATCAGTATCACTATATAAATCTGATTGTGTTTGTTTAATAACACTTTGTGATTTAGCAGGACCAAATAAGTATGTTTTAGCTGTAAAACTTAGAGTATATACAACTGCTCTTCTTGTTGTAAAATCACCAGAATAACTATCATCATAAGTTATATTATTTAATACAATAGGTACATCTCTTTTAATATTTAAATCTGGTATTACATTTACTGTAACTGTATAATCAGGTTGAAAGAATGGTAAAATTTGTTCTACGATTTGTAGACCTGCTTCAGCAGTTGCTGTAAATACATATAAAGAATATGTTAAGTTATAAGGTACAGGTGTGTAGTTATAATTTAACACTTTACCGTCTTCACCAGATTTGACATGTTTAAACTTTTGAACTCTTGTTAATTTTCTACTTGAGTCATAATTAATACCAGTAATTTCAAAACCCATACGAGGTAAAGTTATTGCAAACTCTCTATCATCTAAACTAGGTTGTTGATCTAATCTAACTAAAAACTTTTCTTTAGGTGCATATGCTAAAGGCACTTTAATAGATTGTGTAATATTACCATTACTATCTTTTCTCTTAACTACTATATTATTGAAAAGTTGACCGAAAGCAACGGTCATCTTTCTCATACTTTCGTTATAAAAATATTGTCCAAACATTAATCAACCTCTCCAAATGGATTTCTTTCTGTAAAGTCAAGTATATCATCAGCTGTTGAAGCTGTATCAAAACCTGCCTCTGTATCTAAATCTAAATTATCTGCATACGTACTTTGTGTTTGTATACTAGGTACTGTTTCTAATAATAGGAATTCATTTTCTGCCAAATCATCATTTTCAAGTACAATCGATCCTGTTTCATTTTCAAGTGAGAATTGATGATTTAATACGTCTAGTGAATATTGTTCTTCAGCACTATCAATAGCATTGACACCTGTATTAAGTTGTTCGTTAGAATATTCCCAACGAGTACATCTTAGTTGATAAACCGGTAAATTTCCTAATTGAAAGAATGGTTCCTGATCTTCAACAAATTGAATTTCAAAAAATGAGTTCATTAAAGGAGAATAGATAATATCTCCTTCATTTGGTCTTCCTTCTTTTATCATTGTATGTTTATTATCAACAGCGTCTTGCCATCTTCTCTTAGCAAGTGTGAAGTTAGTATCTTCTCTAATTTCTAAACCAAACTTATTAACCAATTCTTGTTGACCTGCAAAACCCTCAGTAGTTGTCATATACATTTCTACTAAGTAAGAGTCATCAAATTTAGATGATACGTCTTCACCTAATATTAAGTCTTGGTTAACTAATGTTCTTGGAAGATAATAGTAATCATGGCCATAAATTTTTAGGCCTTCTATGATTAAATTTTGTAATAAGTTTTGTTCATTGACATTACCAATACCCTTACCATTCTGAAAATAATGATTAACGGCCATAGCACTATCCAATCATCATTGCTGGGTTTAACTCGAATGTTGACCTGATTTCCGTTTCTAACTTTTCAACGTCTTGTAAAGCTTCTGAATAAATTTGTTGACCATTTAAAGAAACACCACCGATCATTTGTAATCCACCAAACTTAGATAAGTTAGCACCCCATTGTTTTTTAAATAAGGCAGTTACGTATCTTTTTAAATATAAGTCATTATAAACATCTGTAAAGGCTTCTGGATCTAATTTTCTATAACACTCTATAACAATATATTCGCCAACTGCTATATCGTTTTTCCAATCCATGTCTATATGTAATCTGTTATCATTTTGATTAAATCTTAATGGTTTTTCACCTACTAATACATGATCTAAAAAATCTAAATGTCTTAATACAACATCATAATTTATAATTGATGTTGAAGAAAAATCGTAAAGATCATTTAATCTTAGTTGATATCTTACGTCAAATAAGTTTAAATTACCTTTGTTTGAAAATGGGAAAATATTAATAACAGATATTACTGATTCAGGAACTACTATGAAATTATTACCCTCTGTCCAAGTAGTAGTAACTGAATTTTTAGTAATAGATTCGGATGTATTACCTGTAATTCTATCTTTGTCTGCTTGAGTATATTGGTATTTTAAGTATGTTCTTTTTATACCGTCATAATGGTATTGAGCATAATATTGTAATGCTTCATCAAGTCTATCTTCTAGTTGTCCGTCATCTACGTTAATTTCGATAACAGGCTTACCTAGCTGTCTTAATGCATACTGTTTTAACTGTTCTCTGCTTGATGGATTTGCCATACTCTATATTATTTCCCTTCACCACTATTTATAATGGTTTAAAATATTAACCTAGAGCGATAGACTGAGCAATAGCAAATGATTTAGCAGCTTTAGTATCTAACTGTGTTTGAATAGCTGATGTTACGCCATCTACAAAATTTAACTCAGTTGCCGTCGCTGTTACTGCCACATCTTCATTAATTTTTGGACTAGTTAATGTTTTGTTAGTCATTGTTTGTGTAGCAGTTAATAATGCGATAGCACTTGTATTAGATAAATCTGTTGAAGCAATTGTAATATTACCTGTACCATCAAATGATTGTCCTGCAATTGTTCTAGCATTTGCAAGAGCAGTTGCTGTAGAAGCGTTTCCTGTTACAGCACCCTCTAAGTTGGCAACAAGTGTTGCTGTTGCTATTGTTAAATTTCCTGTTGATGTGTTTGTAGCAGTTGTAGTACCAACTATAAACTTATCAGCACTTTCGTCCCATGCAATAATAGCATTATCGCCGGTTGAACCTCTTTCAATTAGAATACCAGAGTCATTTGCATTTGAACCGGCACCAGAGTTTAACTCTAATAGGTTATCTGAAATTGTTGTATTTGTAGAAGCTACAGTTGATGTAGTACCGTTAACTGTTAAATTGCCACTTAATGTTAAGTTAGCAAACGTTACGTTAGAAGCCTGAGCTAATGCTTGGTCTGTATCAGATAAATCTGTAGCAGCGATTGTAATATTACCAGATCCATTAAATGATTTACCTGCTATAGTTCTAGCAGTTGCTAATACTGTAGCTGTATCTGCGTTTCCTGTTACATCACCAGTTACGTCACCAGTAATTGTACCAGTTACGTTTAAATTATTTCCTATTACAACATTATTTGGTAAACCAATTGTTACTTGGTCGCCTGAAATTGATGTTTCTATTTCATTTGAAGTACCAGCAATTTTTAAACTTTCACCTAATGAAATTGTAGAAGTTGTTGAACTGTCATCAACAATATTAAAAGATGAGTTTGTTAATGAACTATTTCCAATTGCTGTTAAAGTAGCTTGAGCGCCACTTATAGTCAATGTGTTGTTCGCACTAGATATTGTTTTGTTTTGTAAAGTTTGTGTTGTAGTTGTGATAAAAGTATCAATGTTAGCAGGTGTTGTAAACTTTTCTGCACCAGCGTCTGAGAATGGTATTTTGTCACCAGCGACTAGAGCAACGGCAGAACCGTCTGTCATTCCATCAATATTTAATACTGCTTCAACATTACCAAATTCTAATGCACTTCCGCCATTATTAACTTTTAATACTTGTCCAGCTGAACCGATTGATAGTGAAGCACCTATACCACCATGGGTTAGGCCTATAAATTCACCTGATTGGTATTCAGCCAAACCAGTAGCATTTCCACTACCGTCAAAGACCGTTCTGATTGGCGTTTTTACTGACATATTCTTTTATCTCCTTAATCTATTTATATAAGTTTAACATTAAAAATCAAATAAACTTACATTACTTATGTTACTACCGTTACTGGCAGTGAATGAATGATTTGTTGTAAATACTGACGCAATAGCAGTTAATCCAAACTTAAATGTTTTAGCTGCACTTCCTAAACCACCAGAAGCAGTAAAGAAAGGAACTTCTCTTACACCTAAACCTGTGTTAGGATCTGAGTTTGCAATCGCAAAGTTACCTACTGTTGAACCTGTGGGCAATGAAGCACCTGTAGCTGATATACTAATTGCACCTGAACCGTCACCTGAAATAGTTGCACCGTTCAAGTCAATTGTATTACCTGACAAGTATAAATCTCTCCATCTTAATGATGAAGTACCTAAGTCATATGCAATATTTGTGTCTGGTATTAGACCAGTTGCAAAACGACCTGTAACTGTAATTGTATCACTTGTTGCATTACCTAGTGTAGTATTACCTGTTACTGATAAATTATTTAAACTTGTTGTACCTGTTGTAGAAGTAACATTTCCTTCTAAGTTGGCAACAACTGTCGCAGCTGTAATTGATAAATCTCCTGTATCAGAAGCAGTTGCTGTTGTAGTACCTAAAATAAATTTGTCAGCTGATTCGTCCCATGCTATAATAGCATTATCACCTGTACTACCTCTTTCAATAATAAGACCAGAGTCGTTTGCGTTTGAAGACGCACCATTATTTAATTCTAATAAGTTATCTGCAATAACTGTATTTGTAGATGATACAGTTGTTGTTGTACCGTTTACAGTTAAGTTTCCTGTAATTACGGCATTTCTTGTAACTGTTAAATCTCTACCGATAGTTACATCATCTGGTAAAGCAATCGCTAAAGTATCGCCTGTTATAGATGTTGATATTTCGTTTGATGTTCCTGCAATTTTTAAAGTATCACTTAATAATGAAATAGTTGCACTTGTAGAACTATCATCAACGATTGTTAAGTTAGTAGCAACTGAAGCTGCACCTGCAGCCGTCATTCTACCTTGTTGATCTACTGTGAATGTTGGTATTGATGTAGCAGAACCGTAAGATCCTGGTGTTACAGCAGTATTATCTAAATCAATTTTTATTGTATCGCCACTTACGTCTGTAGTAATACCTGTATCGCCTGAAATTTTTAATGTGTCTGTTAATAGATCAATTGTTAATGCTGATGAAGAATCATCTACGATACTTAATTGAGTTGCAATTGAAACGTTTGACGCACTTGTTATTCTACCTTGTTGATCTACAACAAATGCTGGTATAGCTGTTGCACTACCATAAGTAGCTGGCGTAACTGCTGTATCATTTAAATCAACAGAAATTGTGTCGCCTGATATAGAAGTTGTAATACCAGTATCACCAGCAATCTTTAAACTTTCTCCTAAAGAGATTGTAGTTGATGTTGAACTATCATCAACAATAGAAATACTTGAATTAGTTAAAAATGCATTTGCAATTGTATCACCTGATTGATATTCTGCAATACCAGTAGGTGTTGATCCGTCAAATACTAGTCTAATTGGTGTTTTGTTTGCCATTATTTTCCTCTAAAATGTAAACGCTGGGTTTGAATCATTAAAAATTGTACTTAATGAAATTGATTTTGAAGCTAAACCAGAACTAACGGTAAATACTTCGTCAAAAACAGCATTACTTGTTGCCGGTCTAAATGAAAATTCAGTAGCTGATGATGTTAAACCACCAGAATTAGTAAATACATTACATTTTACTCTACCAGTTCCATAAATGAAATTACCTGTTCTAATATCTCTGTCTACATAAACATCTCTAAAAGCAGCTGTTGAACTACCAATATCAAAAGTATTATCAGTATCAGGTATAATTGAAGTACCTACGGATGATAAGTCGGTTGATCCTGAATTAACTACGTTGTTAGCAACTTCAACAACACTACCGCCATTACGAACAAATATTTTTTTATCAACTACGTTTACTGCAATTTCACCATCGACCAAATCAGAAACAGACGGAGTGCTGGATGCTGAAGTCGATCTTTTTAGTTTTATAATAGTTGACATCTATTCTCTTTTTAAATATTAAAATGAACCACCATCTAGTGTAGTAACCGTTACGGCACCTGAGGATACTGTAAAGTTATCTGAACTAAATGAAGCAACACCCTTGTTTGAAGCTGTTGCTAATTCACCTGCGATTACAATACCTGCACCTGAAACAGTTGCATTAATACCTTCACCACCTGTTAGACCTAATGTTGATCCTAAATCAATAGTTACTAATGACGAACTGTCATCAGAAAAAGCAATTGTAGAATTTGAAAGTTTATTATTAGGTATTGAACCTGCTAATTTAGCGGCTGTAATAGAACCTGCTAACATAGCATTTGTTATACCTAATGCTTTAATTCTTAATGCGTCTGAACTTACTTCGATTGAACTATCATCAACTGCAACATCAATTGTGTTACCTGTTTTAGTTAATGCGTCACCGGCACTAATTTGACCTGCACCTGAGAACTGTTGAAATGTAATATTAGTAGAACCAAATGTTGGTGTACCATTGTGAGTTGCAACATAACCGTTATCTGCGTTAGCAGTACCTTCTTCAACAAAGAAGAATGTTCCACCAGATAACTCAGCAGCTGTGTCTGCGTCAGGACTTCTTGTTAATACGAAAGCCGCTGAACCAGAACCGATTGTTGTTACTTTATAGATACCGTTTTGTACTGCACTTGCCTGGTTCTTAATTAGAACTCTGTCATCTGCTACAGTAGCAACACCGTCAATTGTTAATGCACCGTTAGCGTCAGCAGTTAAAGTACCGTTACCGTTATTATAAGTTACGGCTGCTAATGCAGCTGCTGTTGCCAATCTTACACTTTCTTTTACATCTAAACCATTTGCAACACTATCGACATATGCTTTTGTAGCTGCGTCCTGAGCGCTTGATGGATCTGTAACACTTGTAATTCTACTAGAATTTACATCAACTGTACCAGAACCATTTGGATCTAAAACGATATTACCATTTGTATTAGAAGAGGCAATAGTATTAGCATTTATATTTAAATTATCAACTGTTAATTCAGTTACACCTGCAATTGCTGTTGATGTTGCGCCTAATGTTAAAGTAGTTGAACCTAAAGTAATTGTAGAGTTTGAAAGTGATGAATTACCAATGTTTGCTAATGTGTTACTAGCAGCGTCAATAGTTTTATTTGTTAATGTATCAGTTGTTGCCTTACCTACTAAAGTATCAGCAGCGGCAGGTAATGTTACTGTAACATCACCAGTAGAAGCTGGTCCTATTAGTGTGACTTTGTTTGTACCGTTATCAGAATCTTCAAAGAACTCTAAGAAACCTGCACTTGTTGAACCATTCTTTAACTGTATTCCAGCGTTTGCGATTGGTGTTGTAAGTGTTTTATTTGTAAGTGTTTCTGAACCTGTCAATGAAACAAAACTATCACCTTGTAAAGCAGTATTAAATTCTGCTAATGATCCAGTTAAACTGTTACCAGTTCCACCTAAATCAAATGTTTTATTTGTAAGTGTTGCTGTTGAAGCTGTTGAAACTAATCTAGCGTCACCACCTGTACCTGGAAGTGTAAGTGTATTTGAAGCACCCTCAGAGTGTGGCGCACCTATAACTGTTTGTGCATGAGCATTATTTGATTCACAATATAATTTTATTTGTGAAGCCGTGCCTGCATTTTTAAGGTCTAAAACACCTGGTGTTACTGTAAGTATATCATTGCCACCAATTTTAAAATCTATCTTATCATCTGTATCAGCAGTAATTGAAGTATCTTTATCTGCGTCTAAAAATAATTCAGAACCGTTCATGTCGATACCGTTAAACACAGCGTCATCATCAAAAGATACTGTCATAGTATCACCAGATAATGCTGTAGCTATACCGTTACCACCTGTAATTTTTAATGTTTCAGTAAGTAAGTTTATAGTAGTTGATGTGGAACTTTCATCAACAAGGGTAAGTGAAGTTGCTGGAGCTGCAAATGATAAATTACCCGAACCGTCTGTTGTTAAAACACTACCGTTAGAACCGTCAGCACCTGGCAAAGTTAATGCTAAGTTATCAGATAATGCATTTGGTGATTTTAATGATACTGCATGAGCACCATTGTTTGTACCCTCATTAAATTTTAATGTACCACCTACTGTGGCTGAGTTACCTATATTGATTGTGCTTATTGCTGAGTTACTATCTACTGTCATTGCTGATGAAGCAGTTAGTGTACCTGCGACATGATCTAACATGTCTGTGAAATATTGTCCGCCTATAACTGTAACGTTATTAGCGTCACCGTTTCCATCTACGCCACCTTCACCAATGAATAATCTATCTCCTAGGTTTGATTGTGAACCTGTACCGAATGTATAGGCCATTTCTCCTAGTTTAAGCGTTGAAGGAGCGGAGGTATTAGAACTTCTTTTTATCTGTATTACTGTTGCCATTTAATTTGCTCCTAAAAAGAACCGCCGTTGAATACTAATGTTCCAGTTGTAGTATCTAGCTCGTTCTTTGCTGTAAATTTTTGTGTTGATCCGTTATATTGAAGTAGAGCACCGTCTGCTACGCTTGATACATCTACATCACTTAACGAACTTAATTTTTGGATTGAACCAGCACTTCCTGTTCCACTTGGTAGTGTAACCGATACTTGCTGTGGAGCATTACCGTTATTGGAATTAATAGTGGCTTTTGTTCCGCCTGTATTATTAATAACTGCTCTGACCATGGTTCTCTCCTGTTAATATTTATACTTATATTTATAAGAGAAAAGAGTTAAATAATTAACCAACTACGCCAGGATTTACAGTTATTATGCCTTCGATTACTCTGGTAACAGTAGAATCTGAACTACGAATTTCTACATCATACACATATCTTGCTGGAGCGTCTAAGACGGCTGTTTGATCTGCTGTAAGGGAAAGTGTTATAACACCATTTGTAGGTGTTGACACAGCTGTTGTTAGAACTGTTCGTGTATTTGCTGAAGAATAACCCTTGGCTATCTTAGCAGTTACAGTATGATCTGTAAGATTAAATGCGACACCGGCGCTATCAGTTACAGTTACATCCGAACTGAAAGTTGCACCTTGGTCTATTGTTAAATTAGCTACTGCCGCCATCTTTTTTATCTAGTTGTTCTAACTCTTCTTTTATTTTCCCATTGTAATATTTGGTTAGTACGTCAATCTTTTCTAATTCTAATTCGTGTCTTGTTTTAGAAACTTGAATTTCTGAACGAACTGAAATTATATTTAATAATCTAGTACTTAACTCTGATTCTTTATATTCAACACCGTCAATGGTAATTGTTCTTGTATCATCTGCCATAATTATTCACCTTTATAGTTATTTATAACTATTTATTTGCTTTTTTAATTGCTTTTATTAGTTTATCTTTAGTTAGTCTTTTATCTAATTCGATACCGATTTTTCTACCTAATTTTTCTAATTCAGCTTTTGTCTTTTTTTCTATACCTTTTAAGTCTTCTTTATGTTGCATTTCTACAGTTTTAGGAAACCAAAAAGGAAAGATAGTTTCGATTATTTTGTTAATCATTTTTATTCTCCTTAACAAATTTTAAAAATTCATCTAATATGTCTAAATCAGAACTAAAACTTATATGAGGTACTTTGTAATTATCGCTTTTAAGCGTATACCCTTGTATAGTTTCGCCGATTGATTGACCTGTTTTTTCTTGGAATTGTCTTGCTAATTTTATCATTTTACTTTCGTCTAATGACATTTCTGGAATATCTTCAACACCAAACTTTACTCTTAGCATAGGAATAATCATATTTAAAGGAACTCCTTTTTGATCGGAATCCCTTAATATAGTAATTACTTCTTTGATAGCTTCTTTGTGTTCGAAAGTTATATTGTCGTAGTTAAAATTAGACTCGAAGTTGTCCGTCTGTTCTATCATAATATCCTCACTTAATTAATTTAATATAAAAGTGTTAGTAAGAAATAACTACTACACCTTTACCGCCAGAACCACCTGAAGTGTTGTGACCACCGCCACCGCCACCTCCACGGTTACCTGTTCCGCCGCCACCATTATATGAACCACCGCCACCAGATCCTGATCCGCCGTATCCTCCGCCGCCTCCAGCGTAAGTTATAGATGAACCTGAGATTGAGTATGTTCTACCAGAACCACCGTTTGGACGAGAACCGCCACCGCCGGCACCTCCGCCACCACCTGGTTGCTGTCCTGATGAACCGCCACCTGGATGACCGAAACCGTAAGTACCTGAATCTCCAGGTCTACCTGGTTGTTCAGCGTTTCCGTGACCGCCGTGACCTTTTGCACCGCCACCTGAACCACCGTTCAAGTTACCACCTGCGTAACCACCGTTTGATCTACCACCGCCGATAGCAGTTAGTGTACCAAACACGGAGTTTCCTCCAATGTTACCTGTAGTTTTAATTCCTGGATTAGTACCACCATTTCCAACTGTAACTGTGTAGTTAGAACCTGGAGAAACTGGAAAGCCTGGTCGGTAAATTAGACCACCGCCACCACCGCCGCCAGCTTTTTCAGAGTTAAGGTTTTGACCGGCACTACCACCTCCGCCGCCACCTGCAACTACTAGTACGTCTAGTGATGTCATACCTGCTGGTGCGTTGAATGATGTTGAATTTGAATATGTAGTTGCTGTTGGACCATTAACTACAATAGAAAAATCTTCAGTTTGGGTGAAACTTGTAAAATCACCTGAAGCAGTAAGTTGTACAGTAAAGTTAGATGTAGTGTTTGAACCTACAGCGTTAGCAGTACCTGTAATATTACCGTTTGATGAATCAAGTGATAAACCACCTGGTAGTGAACCAGATGATACTGTGAAACTTCCTACTGAACCTGATGTAATTGTAGCACCACAATCTCCTGATGTTAAGTTATCTGAACTTCTAGCATAGTTAGCTAAAGTACCTAATGAACCTGAGTTTGTAAATGAAACTACTGGTGGTGTAACTGTAATTGTAAATTGTCTATCTGTTCTTCTTACAGATGAATCTGATGTTTGAGCGACAGCAGTTAAAGTAAATGTTGATGTAGTATTTGAACCTACAACTGTTAAGTTACCAGATATAACACCTGTAACTACATTTAATGAAGCACCTGCTGGTAATGAACCAGAAGCTATTTCATATTGTACTGCAACTGAATCAGATGTTGTTGCTGATACTGTTGTTGAGAAACCTGATCTACTTCCGTCTGCAACTGTACCTAAAGAACCTGCACTTGTTTGCCAAACTGGATCGGCAGATATTGTAAATGCTGAATCTTCTTGTGCTGTTTGGTTTGTAGATGTTGTTACTTTAATATTAATTGTTTGACCAGCTGTAAAATCTGAAGCGTCATAAGTAGCAGTAACGGATGTACCACTAACTACTGTTACTGTAGCAGCTGTTGATAATACTGCACCGCCTGAGTTGTTTAAAAATTCTACTTTGTTGACTTTTATAAGAGATGAACCTGTTATAGTTATAGTAGCGTCATCATCTTCGTTAAGACCAACTGTTGAGGATGTAACAGATGTAATTACTGGATCTGGATAAATTACAGACCATGCACTACCTGTCCATTGTTCAATTCCACCTTCGGTGGTATTATGTCTGATCGCACCAGAATTTGATGGAGCATCCCTTTGACCAGTTGTACCCTTAGGTATACCGAGTGAGTCTGTATCGGTATTAAAATCTGTGTTATCTGAATGTATTTTTCGTGGCATATTAGTATTTATCCTCTCTCATTACACAGGCAATTCGATTATTTGTATTACATGTCCAGAAACCGGAGCACTATCAAAAGTCAACGTAGTTCCTGAAACAGTATAGTTTGTTGTAGGTATTTGGACGATACCGTTTACATCTACAACTACTTTATCAGCAGTAAGACCATTAGATACAGTAAAACCAGTTGTAGAACCGTTACCTGTAGCTGTTCTTCTTACGATAGACGTTGGTTGTCTTTCTATTGGTAGATACCTCATTTATATTTCCTTCTCTTAGCTTAAATATTAGTAACTATTATACGTCTTCTAATACAGAAACAGTACAATCAACTATTGAAGCGTTAGCAGCGAATACTCTTAACACGTCTCCTGCTGAACCTGTGTTCTGTAAAACTAGTTTGTTACCGGTCATTAGTTCAATCTGCGTTGAAGCAGGTAAAGAAACTGTCTTTACTACATGTACATCATTAGTACCGTCATGGTTATCTAAAAATACCGAAACGGTTGTATCTGTTGATGTAGATGTATTTGCCAATGAAATACCAATAACGATTGATTCCAACGCACTTGATCCTGATCCTGCTGGAACAGAGTACAAAGCGTCAGCACTAGCGCCTGTGTTGTTACTAACACCTGCTTTTGCAAATCTTTTAAAATCGTTAGCCATTAAATTATCCTCTTATGTTTATTTATAATAGATTATATCTAAAAAATGATATAATCTAAAAATTATTTTTATCCTAGAGCTATAGATTGTGCTATAGCAAAGGGTTTAGTTGCAACATCAATACCACCTAATGTTAGGTTAGTAAAGACACCTGTTGTTGAAGTTATACTTGTCAATCCTGTAATTGTAGTATTTAGAGTAATATCCAACTTATCTCCTGTTAAAGCTGTTGTTAAGTTTGTTCCACCAGAGATATTTAGACTTTCGCCTGATTCGATTTCTGTAGTCGTTGAAGATTCGTCAACAACAAAAATTGAACTAGTTTGTGATCTAACTTCATTCAAAGCTGATACAATATTTGAAGTATCAGAGGTAGTTAAGTTAGCTAGATCGCCTACGTCTGTACCTAAACTGTTAAATGTCGTTCTTAAAGTACCTAAAGTATCTGTGGATGCTACACTTCTAATTGCCATTATTTTTTAATAACCTCTTGTATCATATTTTTTATTTCTAATAGTTCAGCTTTTAAACTATTTATTTCTTTTACCGCTGATCTAATCTCATCTTGTTGTTTATGTCTATCAGCTCTTTTCTGCATGTATTCTTTGAAATTGATAGTGTTGGTATTTACAATAGCGCTTGATCTTGTATCTCTTACAAAACTGTTATAATTTTCAACTTTTATTTTTGCCATATTATACCGCTAATGCTATACCTCTCATATCACTAATAATAGGTGGATATGATGAGTTAGTTCCTTTCATAACTATTTTAAGTTGGAAAGTTGTAAATTCATTTATACTACTTGCTGTATATCTTAATTCATTGAAAGTACTATCATTTGTAGCAGGTGCAACTGCGACATCTGAATTACCGTTTGTATTAAATGGTATCCAAGATAAATCTTTTACACTTGACTCGTCTTGTGGACCTGTTACTCTGTAATACATTTCTATTTCAGACGAACCTCTAACATTAGCTGTTAGTCTTACATCTAAAGCAGTTGATGTATTTTCTAATATAATTGGTTTTGTACAGTAAACAGCAGCTGATGATGTACCTGTATTTGTAATATCAGAAACATAATCTGGATCGCCACTTTGTGGACTATTTAATCTGTTTGATATTACAAAAGCACTCATTCTTTGAGTATCGATTACAGGTGATAATTTTGTGTTTGCTGTAGCTAATTCTAAAACTGTAAAGAATGATTTTGATGAACCTGTAATTTCATTTGTTTCATTTATTTCAGAAGCAACCATCTTCGGAGAAGTGAATGAAATATTATCATTACCTACAACTGCAATTTTATTTGTACCACTAGTTAAAGCAAATGATGTTTCACTACCACTTACAGACGTACTACTTGTAGGTCTTACATAATGGTTAATTGTTGTACCTGGCACTTGCATTGTTTGAACACCTGATAAGTTTAATACATCATAATGTCTGTTTTGTGTTGCAATAATAGCTGCACTACCCATATCGCCAGTAGTATTAGCATTTGTAGATACAGTTATATCGTAACTGTCTAAAGTAATATTTGAAATTGATGTATGAGTTTTATTAATTTCAGCTGCCGGTATATTGTGTGTTGTACCTGAAGGCATTCCAGAAATAGTAACGTTGTTTGATGTTGTATGCATACCATGATTTGGATGAAATACTCTGATTACAGCAGATCCACTTGTTGTTCTTAATGGATTTGTTTTTAGTGTTCTACTTGGTAGAGTATCATTAACCAACGTAACTGTACCTGTAACATTTTCAAACTCACATCTTTTTAATTTAAATTTAATATCTTCGTTTTGTTCAGCAGACCAAGTTGTACCGTTTTGTGATTTAAACATAACACCTGCATATGGTTGTGATGAAATTGATCTATCTGATAATAAGTTTGTTTCACCCATTCTTGCCACATAAGCATTGTAGTTTTGACAGTTTGACATAATTACAAAACAATACTCAACATTTTCTTGTATGTAAACAGGACTTGGGAAATTAAATGTCGTTGCTGATGAAGAATCTGAACTTGTATTTACTGAACTTGGATTTAAAGTTACCTCTGAGAAAGGTAATATCTTTTGTCCAGGATAACCATTTACAACATCTCTAATTTGTACTGTAACTGGTATAGCAGAGTCTTTTGAACTAAAGTGTAAATCAACACTTGATAAGAATACACCACCAGCGTCATCTATTAAGAAAGTTTGTGCTAGTGGGTCATGGTAACCTACTTGTCTTTCTTCCGTTCTTGTAGATGTTCTATTGATCGTTTGTGTATCTGTTACACTTCTCATTTCAACTTTAAATTCTCTACTTGATACTATTGTTTCTTGTACTGTATTAATTGTACCTGAAGCAGTGTATTCTGCATTAGCAGCTGTATCAACGTCTGAATTAGTTTGACTATTTGAAGCTGAACTTGTTAATCTGAATAATCTCTTACCTGTTCTCCATCTTGGATTTGCATTATTTTTAGGATCAGGTATTGTAAATGTACCTGATATGGCACCGTTAGTATCTGTAATTAAATTACCACCTAAAGAACCACCAGTTGGTGTTACATATGAAGTTATTAAGATGTTATCAAAGTAAGCGTAAACTCTTGTGTTTGGTTTCATTCTTGTTGCTGAGAATGTTAAAGTTTTTGATCTTATGAAAGGTACAAATGCAACTGAAATAATTTTATCACCCATTGATGTTCTAACTGTTTCAGGAACAGCAACAGCTCTAATACCTGTACGTGCTTGTTGAACTCTTTGTGATGTTGTTACTTCTTCTCTAGCAATAACTCTCCAACCATGACCACCTCTTTTTTCGTATGTACCTAAATTTCTTCTTTCGGTTTCTACTGGACGACCTGTCCATGTATCTTGCCATTCGTTCCATACAGTTGACATAGGAAACTCAGATAATTGACCAGAGTTACCGTTATTCTTAACTAAGTTATCCCAACTTCCGTTTGGATTATTAATTACTAATTCTGGTGCTCTTTCTGTTTCTTTCCATTCATCACTTGGTGGTGTTAAATCTATTGAACCAATCCATGTAAATACACCAAAAGGGTTTACGTTGATTGATTTACTTGCATAAGGTTGATCTATTAAAGTTGACTCTGTAAATGGTAGAGTAATTAAATCACCTGTTTTTGCATAGTTTGAATCTGTTCTATCTGCAGCTACAATTGCTGAACCGTCATCATCTCTTTCAATAAGTTGTATTGCGTCTTCGTGGAATGATGGTCTTAATTGTCCTTCAGCATAATCGATTGAAGCTTTGTAATCATTATTACCTACATCACCGATACCGTGACCTGTAAAGTTATCTACGATAAATCCATTTTTAAATCTATCAAAACCATCAGCGTCTTGTATTTGTAATGATTGAGCATTTTGTTCTAACATTGAAAGTTGAGTATAGTATTCTGTATTTTCTATTCTCTTTTCTATTCTTCCAATATCTCTCATTGTATATCGTTTGTTATCAACTGATTCAATACCTATCTCAGCAGTATCTAATGTATAACTTGGCAAAAACAATGTGTATAAATGCATTGCATTATCTAAAGTTCCTGGAACTTGCGGTGATAATGCTGAAGCACCTTTTAATATTTTAAAGCTACCGTTTTTATCTAAGAATACTTTATCTATTCTTGGTAAGTAATATTCAAAATCACCTGCAACGTCTGTATTAAATTTAATAACGTTTGTTACAGTTGCACCAGCAGTTGTATCGTAATCTCTATCTTGTGAACCAGAATTAATTGTACTATCATCAGCAACACGTGGTCTAAAGTCTAATGAATCTCTTAATTCAAATCTTTCGCCAGAGTTAACAGATGTATAACTTGGTATATTTTCATATGTTACAACACCCTCATAAGAGTCTACGTCAAAGTAATCTCCAGCACCGTGTGTAAAGAAGTCAAAAGTAATTAATAATCTACCTGTAGGATTTAATGCACCAGTTTTTAATTTTATTCTACCAACATCATAGAAGTTATCTCTTTGACCATTATCTAAATCAAATCTATCTGTAATGTCTGTGTCACTTGATTGTGCATTTGTGCTAAAGTCAGCTGCCATCTTAATTGATTTTAATTGGAAGATGTCTGCCTTACCTAAATTGATTGTACCACTTTCAATAGTAGCTTGAGTTGCAACTGCTAATGTTGAATTTTCTTGTAAAGCTTTTGATTTACTATCTCCGATAGATTTACTAATAGTAGCAACAACTTTTAATGTTGCGTCTGCATAAGCAGTACCAAAGTTTAATGTTAAAATTTTACCTGTTGGACTTCCTGATCTACTAAAGATTGCTGAACCATTTGCATTATTACCTGTAATACTTAAAACATCACCAGCTGCACCAGTTGAAGCAGAACCTAAAGTTTTAATTGAGATTACATAATCTCCCTCTGTCAAGGCAGTAAATACTTCGTTGTTACCTGCTGTTAACTGTAACGATCCGTTTGATAACTGAGATGTAAATTGTTTTGAAAATTTGTAATTTGTATCTGTAACACCACCGTTTGATGTAGTTTTTAATGTTTTGATAGTTTCATATGGTAATGAAAATACAGAAATATTTTTTTCTGGTGATTGTAATTTTGATCTGTTTCTAGTTGCAATAGTTTTTGTAGAAGCAGCTGCTGGTGTACTTTCTAATGTTATTTGTGTATCAGAAACAATTGCCTCAACAATATGAGTTTCAGATGTACCATTATTATTAGTAAATGTAATTGAGTCACCAATTTCTAATTCTGTTGTAAATCTTGTACCAGAACCAGTTACTTGTGAATTGGCAGTTGCAGCTATGTCTAAAGAACCTGTTATAGTTGTTACTTCACCTGTTGCTGTTGCAAGTGATGTATCGGCAGTATATGTCGGAGAACCTGCCATTGAAATTTGTTTAGCGTTTGACATATCAAAGGATCTAACTGCTTTAAATCCTACTACGTTTGATTGAATAACGTCTGTACCTGAAGAAGTACCGCCTGTGATTGTTTCACCTGCGACAAACTCACCTCTTACGTTTGATAAAACTACTACAGCATGTTTTATTGTACCACCTGAAGAATATGATGTTACGTTTACTGCTGATGTTCCGTCTGCGTCAAATAAATCAAAAGCATTTGCACTAGGATTTCTAACTGTAAATATTGTATTATCATTAATAGCTGATGAGTCTACATTCCATCCAGCACTTGCTACTGTAATTTGTTGACCTTCTTCTAAACCATGTGCTGTTGATGATACTGTTGATGTTATACCAGGATTATCAGTATTTGAAATTGCTGAAATTGTTTTACTTGTTTCAGCAGAAATTGATTCTACTGTAGCAGTTGCAGCTGAAGTTGAACCTGTTATTGTTTCTCCAGTTGTAAATGCTGTACCTTTAACTGAGTTAACATGTGTAAACATTGTAATATCAAAAAGATAATGTTTGTAAATAGCACTTGTTAATGATGAACTTGAAAATGTAAAGTTGGATGCTATACCTGAACTATATTCAAAACCTCTAGTTTTTGCACGACCAATTTCATCTAAAGAAGCTGTGCCTGAACCTGAACCTATAGTACCTCTAGCAGATGTAGCTTTAGAGTGTAAACTTACTTTTTTAAATGCCTCTGTACTACTAGAAGCGTCAAATGTAATATCTGGCGTATTAAATACATTTGTTACATTTACAAAGTTACCTATATCAAATCTAGTACCAAAGTTTTGTTGTGTTTCAAAATCTCTAGCTTTATCTACATCTACAAAAGTTGTAGCAATTTTTTCTATTTCATAACCTTTTACATATGCTTTACCAGGAGAAAGACCTATGGCAAGTTTACTTTCTAAACCACCATTACTTGAAGTAAATATACCTCTGTTAGTACCTGATATTAAATGTTCTCTAATATCGATATCAAATCTGCTTACTGTATAATCACCTGATTCGTCAAATGTTCTACGAGCTAAAGTATCTTCTAATACTGCATATTCAGTTGTTCTTACTTTATT